AGCCACGCCCGTGTAACGGGATCAGATACTTTCAACGGTGGATAGGTTTCGGTCCATGAAACTCCCTGTTGAATGATATCCCGAAACTGACCCTTGCCCGTTCCACCCCATGAATCCAACCCCGGAGCCATCTTAGGGTAGGAGGCACTTCTCGGATTTACCGTCCTCGGAAACGTCGGCATCAGGACAACTCGCGCGCGAAGGTTCTACTCTGACGAACCGATTTCCCGATGATATCCTGAATCGTTCCGGCCTGAGATCGCAAGACCCGCTCCACCGAGGCTCCGTCCATCGCTGGGATAATAAACTGGATTTTCTGTTTGATAACCGCAGGCCCTTGAGAAATCATCCCTCCGAGGGCTTCCATCTGGCCTTTCGTGAATACGCCTTCGTCTCGTTTCAATACGGCACGATATTCGTCCGGCCCGATACCTTCATGAAATCGCGGGGCCCCCTCCCAGAACATTCCCCCTTCGTGTTGTTGAATAACGGGAAGTCCTCCGGTTCCTATACCCCCGCCCGCTCCTGCTCCCGATCCGCCTCCGGTTCCACCGACTCCTAACGATAAACCGCTCTGGATGGCTTTCATAATCAATAGCTGCGTCTGAACCCGGATGATTTCAGCGATACTTTGAGCCGCCCATTGCCGGAAGAAATTCACCATCGAGTCCCGGAAATTTTGACCGTAAACGATCCATTGACCAACCGCTTGACCCAATCCCTGAGAAACTTCATGGATCGATTTAAACATCTCGTTCTGTAGCGCCATCTTTTGAAGCACGGGTCCATACGATCCCGCAAGGGCGTCATGAAGAATGATCTGGCGATTCAGGTCGTCAAGCCATTGCCGATTGACTCTCGCTATTTCTTGGATCGCGTCGGCCTCCCGTTCGAGATTTCTCATTCGTATCTGCCAATCCGCATTCCCGGTCATGATCGCTTCGTCCTGTTGTACCTGCAAGTCAATAAGGAACTTGGTAACTTTCAAAAGGTTTTCTTGAAGTAGGACGTTATCGGATATCGCGCCGTTGACCGTTTGAAACGCGGCGGCCAATGGAATTGCGATTGCCAGTCCCTTCCGCTCCTCTTTATTCAGTGCTCCGAACTTCCCGCCGGCGGCCGTCAAGTTGGCCGTAAACTGATCGTATGTCGGTATAGACGCACCGATCTGACCTAAGAGCGTTGTTAAATTTAATCCAAGCAGTTCGGCTTCGAGTCCTGCTTTCTTCATGGCATTTGCCATATTTGTATCGATGGCTTCCTGATCCCCCTTTAGTACGTTCCAGAGATTTTTAAAAATCATCGTCATGCCATCCAGTACGCCGAGGTGTCCTTCGGACACGCGACCCAACCGCTGTAGCTGATCAACGATTTCAAGAATCTTGGCCTTTGCCATTTCCTGATTCAATAAAAACTGCGCCTTTGCCAGTTTATACTGTGCCTGAGTAAACTCTTCTGTTCGTTGTCGCATAGGATCAAGGATATTCAACTGTGAATTTAGGCCGGAAAGAAGATCGTCTGTTTCTTTCTGTACGTTTTTCGTTGCCAGCGCCCACTCCGTCATTTTTGATATAAGTCCGGCCACCGCGCCGATAATCGTTCCCCAAACAATCGCTTCCAGGGCGCTACGGAGCCGTCTAATCCCGCCCGCGACGAAATCCGTTCCAGAAGTCAGTTTATTGAGTTGCCGTTCAAAGGCATTCGATTTTACAGACGCCCGATCCGTCGCCCCGGCCATATCGTCTATTGGCTGGACCGTACTCTGAATCCTTCGGCCGTACTGATCGACGATTCCTTCGGTCTTGGTAAGGGTCGCCTGCATGCCCTGGAACTTCCGGTCAAATTCGGAAAGATCCGCGCTCATACTCACAAAAAGATCGGCAACATTGACGCCCATTTACTTTGACCTCTGCCTTTTCTTTTGCTTAAAATAGATAAACCACTGAGTATATTCCACACAATCCATATCCCGGATCTGAGAAACGGTCATGTGCAATCTCTCCGCAAGAAAAAATTTAAACTGGAGCTCCGGCTGTAGTGCGAAACTGATCTTCCAGGGACCGCCGGCCCTGTTCCGTCCATCCGTTGAAATTCATAATCTCTGCCGCAATTTCCTCCACGATTCCGGCCGGAATATCTTGAAGCTCTTCAAAGGTCGAAACCGGGTCTGCCATTCCGATTGCTACAAAACGGCAGGCCATTTCCGATCCTTTTTGTGCATTCGGTTCCGAATCCGGTTTTCGATAGGATAGGATTTCATCCCGTTCTCTGACGGTAATCCTTCGGATCGTAACTTCAATAGACCCGTCGGCGACCTTGATTTTCTTTTCAAGAAAATCTGGTGCCGACATCAACCGTTCTTTTAATGTACTCATCCTTTGATCCTTTCTATCGCTTTCAAACCGTTTTAAGTTGTTGCTGTCGCTCGCGTGATATCCCCGGCGGCCAAGAGCCTTAACGGTTCCATCAACGGCTGACCGACTTCGCCGTCGATAATATCCTGAACAGCCAGCTTCGCCAGCATGGAATACTCAGGATTCGACGCGGCCCGATTCGCATTTTTCGGTCGTAACCGAACCAGAAAACTCTTTCCGGTCGCGCTGAGATCGATCAGGGTATTGATCAGATTATCGATATTCTCCCCGCCGTCTCCGGTACTGTACGACTGGAGTAATTCCGCTTCGAGCGTCGAATCGCCGAGCCCGATCGCATGAATCCGTTGAGACGAGCCCATTGTCGTTACGTCGTGATCGTCGAACTCACGAGTCCAGGTTACGGATCGGACACGGTTTGAAAGATTGCGATCTGCGCTGGCTGTTCCCGTACCAATCGCCAGAAGCGCGTCAGTTAGGATAATTGGATCAGGCATTTTGAACCTCCTTCGGTGTAGTAATCGTAAACCCGCCTGTTAGATTACAGTCGGGGCAATACCATTGATGCGGTTCCGTCATGGTTCCGGTATTTTTTCTGTTCGGATGAGAACAACCCGTACTCTCCATGCGAGCCGATTCCATCGCAATAACCGTTTCCTCGATTGCGTCGAGTTGTGCCCTCATTGCAGCGACCTGAGAACGCAGTAAGCTCATGTCGATGCGCTCCGATAACAGGTATAGTTTGCGCTGAAAAGCGGCCGCGACTCGTCATCCAGCCCGATATAAAATGGGGGCTGTACGGCCTCGATCCAGTGATATAGCCTGCCATTCAACGTCCGGTCCTTGACGCCATCGAGCTTTCCATGAGCCGATGACATCAAACTTTCGGCAGCCGGGAAGTCCGTCGCGCGCGCGCGTACCTGTACGCGCAGGAATTCAAGGATCGCCCCGTTGAAGGATCGCAACGTCGGAGTTCCCGCGGTCGGTGTTACAACCACAGCGGAGTTCGGACGCGGTTGTAACTCACCGACGTGAACGGTACTACTCAGCCCGCCGGTTGTTAATAAATCCCCGATATCATCTGCGAGACTCACGGGCTAGCCTTTCTATTTCGCTTGTCATATCCTTTACCAACCCCCCGCTATTTGCCACGGCTTCAAGGGCGGGCCGTTCGAGATATTTAAATCCTCCAACCGTACTGTAAGTCCGACTCTGTCCCGGCCTGCGATAGTATTTCTTCCCGCTCGGACTCCTACCCCTCGTTATTCCCGATCGAGGGTTCTCGTGGACACTAAGCGCATAATTTGCCGAAGGACCGCCCGCGCCTACGATAACCGATATCCGTTGACCCGTTATAACCGGCACCTGCGTAATGATGGATGCTCGGAGCGCCCCTGTTACTACCGGAACAAATTCAGCCCGAGCTCGATTGGCAATCTGAGTTTCGGCAAATTGGAATAGCGGTCGTGCAACCCGATAACGCGCCTCGCTTGCGATCTTTCGCAACGATATCCTCAAATCGCTCATTCCTTTGATCTTTATTCCGATTTGCGTCTTAGCCATTTTTCAACCTAAAATTAAAATCGTATAATCGTGCGCCCCGCGATAGAATACGGGCCTTGCTTCAAGAATCGGCGGCTGCGCGGTTTGGAAATCTCCGTCCGCATTCCGTACCCCAAACTCTTTCGGTAACGTGATCCGATCCCGTGGATCAACCAGAACCGGCTCCCCTAAAATTACCTTGTACCGACCGACAAGCGACTGACTATCGGCCCCCCGCACGATCATGCGGCCCTGCTCGATCCTTGCCTTAACCTTCCGTCCATCCTGTAGCGTAGCCCGCCCATACTGATCCTGGCCGATATAGGCTTCAATCGTTACCTCAACATCCAAGAGCCCCTGTACCTGCGCTATACCCATTAGGAGGTTGCAGGCCACGGCCGAACTTCAAGCATGATAGCTTCCTCGTTCGGATAGAAAACAACTCCCCCGGCCGTTGTGCGCCGGAACCTCAACTGATATGGACTTAGATCCGCCGAAAAATCCCCTGTATCCGGGTTAAATCTCACCGTTCCGTCCGTTGCGGAAAGGACAACCAGGTCCCCGGTTAACGTAACCGTTTGCCGTTTTTTGTCGATTGCCATTGCAACGACTGTATCTCCCGTAAGATCTGCTGCGGTATCATCGTCCTTTAAACGATAATCCAGATTCCCTGTCCATCCCTCGACGATACCGACCCGTTCCATGAGACTCCTACGTCGTAACCAGTTCCGTGTTTTTCGGAAGATTGATTGTTTTGATTGTCCGCCGTCCAGAAATCTGATCGACCGTTAACGCTTTCGGAGAAATCAATATCGCCCTGGCGATCATTACGTTCGGCCCTGCGCCAGGAACGAATTTCGTTCCGACTTCCGCAAGGGCAAGGACAATCGTATCCTGACCTGATAATTCCCCATACAGATTATTTATAACTTCGGAGGTAACGACCGCAAGTCCGTCAGACACGAATGTTTCAGCGTAAGCTGCTATGGATTCGTCTATCCCGGCCGGGAGAGAATCCGACGCCGCGATATAAATTGAGACGGTCTGTACGGAATCTTCAAGAACGATTACCATCGAATCCGATCCGGTCGTATTGACCGTAACCGATGCGTCTTCCGTCAATCCATTCGATGCGCTGTCAATGGCCGATAGGATCGCAAGGACGGAAGGCGATTCGGTCGTCCCGACCTGGGCGGAATCGGAAGCGGATACGGTCGCATAGATCGTAGGTGTCTCGCTCATGAGCGCCGCGATGGTGTCTGACGATACTACTTCGAGCAACTCCGCCAAAAGATCCTGAACCGTTGCAAGATCGGATAGCCCGATAGCCGCCAGATCACTTGCGGCCGACTCGATCAAAATAAGAACCGCCTCGGAGAATCCGGCCGGAATCGAATCGGTAGAGTCGGAAGAAACCAAAATCGCCGCCATGTCCGATAACTCTGCCCGGATTTGATCTTGAGCTAGGACGAAGACGGAATTCTCAGCGATTTCAGAAATGCCGGTTGCGACGGAATCGTCACCGAGGATATAAACAGACTCGGTCGCTTCCTCCGATAGCAAGGCCGCCAGTTGATCCGCTGTCGCTTGAGATACGAGCGCAACAGCTTCTTCGATCAACCCTGCCGATAACAGATCCGACGCTTCCTGAGTTACGTGTAAGACCCGGTTATATTCGATGTCCGTTACCGCCGGATCGGTTGAAGAGAATTGTGCGATGGTTTGGGTATCCTCTGATAAGACCGCTTCAATCGACTCGGAAGAATCGAGCAAGGATAGAACGAGCGCAGTATCGTCAACCGAAAGTCCAACGGTTTCTGAAGCGCTCATGAAATTCGCGGCGTTGGCCTCGACATAAAGATCGGTGAAAAGATCATCGAGGCTCGAAATCGTAACCGAAACCGGAGAGATATCTTCGACGAAACCCGGTATATTTTCTGAAACGCGAAGCTCGATAAAAGTCGCGCTCATCCCTAAAATCCCGTCCGCATCCACTGTAACCGCCCAAAACAGATCATCAGGATCCGCCAAGGCAACCGTATCAATCGTTCCGGCTTCGTTTACCGTTTCAAGTTCTCCGTTATTCGTGACTCGTAAAAGCCATGTCCCGGAAGAACTATTGTATAAATGCGGGGCGTTCGTCGAGCCCGACGAAAGACTCGTCGCCAATACGACTGCCTCAATCGTATAAGCTCCGTTCGCAGGTGTCCCGACAATCGTTAGAACCGTAGCCGTATTCGATGAGATCAAAAACTTTGCTCCGAGAGAATCAACCAGCGAGCAATTTGACCATTGATTCGTCAACCAGGATTTCGAGGAATCCGTAAACGAATTGGCCGCTCCGGTCCCGGTCCCGGACTCTAACGTATCAATCGCGGCCAAGACCTCCCATACGGTCAGGTCGGGTGCTTGAAGTTTTAAGGTTATAAAGTGAGCCATTTTCTACCAGCAGATTACCTTTATTCTGGATCCCGCTGTAAAAGCCGCGCTCCCGG